ACCTGTACACATTGTATAATTTACTGCACCTAAAATATCTTCTGCTACTTCAATTTTAGTTGTGCTTGTTGCTGTTTTTATTTTAACAACACCGTGCATCGCTCCATGATTTCCGCATTGATAAAACAAAGAATCTGGTGCGTCTGAAGGTACTGTGAATGTTATTGTGCCTTTGTCAGCACCACTGTTGACTACTCCTTTTGTGTATACTATTGATGTGCTACCGTCTGATGCTAATCCAGAAGATACTGGCTCAGTCATGAAGTAAAAAGGATGTCCTTCTGCGTCAATTTTAAATTTGTATGTGTTTCCTCTGTATAAAGTTATTGCAGGATTATCTTTTGCTTCGTATGTAGAAAATCTATACACTCCAACCTTTGGTACGGTTACAGCAATTTCTGTTGTTGACCCTTCTGCAATTTTATCAACCAATATGGCCGCTGGACCGTTTGGTAACCAATAGTATTCTCTGAAATTAACAAGTTTATCCAGATCCACATACGGATTCCAAGAATATGTTTTTTCTTTTGTTAATCTGTCATGATTATCAACCGGTGCGTTGAAATAACCTAACTGATTTATTAGATCATCGTATGTTGCTGAAAACTTAATTCTATCTTCTGGTGCAATTGACGAAGTATCAATATCGGAGATAGTAACTGTTGGTTCTAGTTGATATTGCGTTCTACTTTTTGTAGTAGCATTTAGATAATTGTCAGATATTGATCTTGTGTAAGAATCCAGTCTTCCAATGTATCCGTCTAGTCTATCTAACTTTCCTTTTTGTATTGCAGGATCTAGTGTGCTACTTAAAAACTTTTCGTTGGCATCTGTTCTGTAGTAATGAGGTAAATGAGCAACTGTTCTTCTAAACTCACGACCGTTTTTGTCAGTGACTACTTCGTATCTTTTAGTGCTGTCAATTGAGTTGTCTGCCATCTTTAGTATCCAGCACCACTAACTGTTCCTGTTGAAGTGGATCCTGATACTGCTGATGTTGACCTTGCTGTTTTTGTCGTTGTGGTTGTTGACGTTACAACTGTGCCTGACGCTTGAAGTTGGTTTGCTCCAATGGCATCAATAATTGCTACATCATCAACGGTGGCCCCACTAATGAATATTTCGTTTGATGTTCCTGCTATTTGGAATAATGATCCAAACACCTGTCCTGTTTGGTTTGGCACTATAACAACTGTTAATAAATGCGGTGCTAATCTATTATGAATATGTGCCGCTAGTTCTGTAAAGTAAAAAGAATCTCCAAAATCAAAATTGTTTAATGCAAAGAACTGGTCTATTGTATCAACTACCATTGTTTTTATAATCGCATTTGAAATGTTTGACTCAGGATTTTTAACAACTTTGAACGTTGCTTGATATTCTTCTTCTGATTTTGTTCCAAATAAAATTTTATAAGATACAGGATGATAAATTATTTGATCTGATAATCCTTTCACTGGATTTAATTTGTTTGAATAACTTATTCTTAACTGATCCGATGTGCTAGGTCTTGGTTTGTCTCCACCTGTTTTTAACCATTTTCTAAATAGTGTATCGTATGATCTTTCTAAAAGATATATGTCAACTATGTTTGAAACTGAAGGATCTATTCTTGTGTTGTTTCCAGCAAAATGCTTATATTGGAAGTACATTGATGATCTTCCTTTTCTTGCATAGTAATCAGTTGTCGTAACCAACGAATTTGTAGTGCTACTATATTTTTTAATTACACTTTCCGCTGAATCATAAAAATAAAATAGTTGTCCATCTGTGTACGAGCCAGGTAACACAATGCTAGATTCGTTTTGCGTTACAATGAAATTACTTGCCGCATAAGGTCTGTATCTTTCAATGTTATTGTCCGAAGAAATAAATTTTTCATAGAATACCCATTTTGTTGATTCGCTTAATGTCGGTTCAACCATTATCTCAAACAATTCAGGATTGTCTACAACACCGTCGTCGTCCGAATCAAAAAATCCTATTTTTACTTTTCTGTTGTCTTGATAACCATCTGCTTCAGAAATTGTGTCTACAACTTGCCACACATTATGATATCCTACTGCGTTTCCTGTACTAACAAGTGTATTGTTTTTTAGTAACTGGATTGTATCTTTTTTAGTTTGTCCCGATGTGTAATCATAAATTTTTTCTTGCGGATCAAAGTAAAATTTGTTCTGTCCTGCTGATTCAAATATGTAATCTAATTTTCTGTAAGTTACTGTGTAAGTTGTACCATCGTTAGTAAAATTAAACCACCAACTTTGATCTAGATTAGTGCCTGTTGTGTCGCCTGCTAGACCTAAACTGAATGTGTTATTTGCACTTACGTTTGTTGTTGTAATAACTTTCCAAGTACCTGTTGTTTCGTCATATCTCAATGCAAAGTTTTCGTACGCAGTTATCCTATCTTGTAATTCTGATTTTAACGTTGCACCTAAAGATGTTGCTAATTGTGGTATTACTGCTTTTACAACTGCGTTGTCAGGAATGATGTCTGCTAGTGTTATTGGACCCACACCTGATTCTAAATTTCCTACACCTCCATTTGCACCATCGCCAACCACTGTGGCTACTTTTGCCCATTTTCTATCTTCTGCTTCGTCTGTCGATGAATCAACTAATTTTCCGTTTTTAAATTTTCTTGTATCCGGTGATGTAAATTTAATTAATGCACCAGGTTTAACATATTTTAAATTTGAAGTTGCGTATTCTCCAACAACAAGAGGACCACTTGAATAAATGTATCCTGTGTTTGCATTTGTACTTGTCGTTGTACTATTCCATGACGTTGCTAATAGAGAAAGATCTTTTGATCCATATTTGTCATAGTAGAATTGTCTTGAATACGGTTGTTTTAATTTTGTTTCAATTTTTGTATTCAACGTGTTAAGAATATCGTTTTTACTAGTGAAAGTAAAAGTAAATGACGGTAATGTTTCTTCTCTGTATATGATACCATCATCGGCAACAACATTAACATTTGAATACGATCCTGTTGGATCTACGATTTCTTTTGCTCTTGATATACCTGATGCTGTTCTATTGACAGATCTAATTTTAATAATTTCTTGTGATGCCTTTAATGGAACAATGTTGTAGTCTTCTGCCGTAATCATTCTATCTTGCGAATAATATACCTGCGGTGCTTTTTCTCTGATTGATGCACTTGACTCTGACTGTGCAGAATTATAAAGTGTTTGTTGTAAACTTGCACCAACTGTCAATGTTTGTCCTGAACCATTTTTATCAATGTATCCAATATTGAATTGAATATTTTGCATATCACCTGGTTGGACTGTGTATCTTTCATTGGCGCTTGTTCTGTAATATGCTCTGAATCTTCCCATAGGAATATCTGCAAAGTTACCGTCACCAAATACTAAATCAACTCCATCGTTTGCTCTTGTTACTGCATTGTAAATATTTCTTACATTTGCTTCTAATGAATTATAAATTGCATTGTTACCTGCTAGTGCTGGAACCTGTTTCCATAATGAATATGGTTGACCAAAATCATCTAACTGCCATAACCACATATCTGAATCGTTTATGTTGTTGGCACTTAACGGTTGTACTAAATTTGTTACCGAATCATTGATTGTAAAATCTTCTGTTTGCAAAGTTCCTTCTTTGAACAAAGCAAAAAATCCTGTGTTATTTGATGAATCACCTGCACCATCTGATCTGTAAGCATATGTAAAAGAACCTCCAGGCAGAGGTAATCTTTCATAGATATAATCTTGTTGTAATATTGATGCTGGAACTATTTCAAATTTTCTTGTTATACCACTCACTGCTCTCGAGAACGTGTACATTGGAATATCAGTGTTGCTAGATCTTGTTGCGTAAATTTCTGTAGATATGTTTCCAATTTTTCCTGACTCTAATGGTTTGCCAAACGTTTGGTTTGATTGATTTATTCCATTTAAAATATTAACAAAGTGTTCTCTGTAATTTGGATTTGCCGCATCATTCCAACGTACTGTTAGACCCGATAAGTTTTGACCTGCACTATCCTTGATATCTTCTGTTGTTGAAACTGATGTGAACTTTAACATTCCAACTGCTGGTTTATTTCTAGCGGCGTTGTAATTTATAAGTCTTGCTAATCTTAAAACTGAATTTCTTCTAGAAGCAGTTTCTAAGAAATTTTCTCTTGCATTTAGATCAACTCTGAATGACAATGATTGAGCAACATAGGCAATCAAATCTAATAGAGCAATATATTCTGAACTTTCAACAAAATCATTAAAATCATCTGGATAATTTTCTTGCAAATATGCAACCATAGTTCTACGTATGGTTTCAAAGTCATAAGATTTGAAATCCGCTGATTGAAAAGCAGTATAGATCTTTCTCCAATCCTCTGCTACTAATAATCTATTTTGTCTTTTTGTGGCCATAATACTTTAATAACGATATTTATAGTATTAATTATGTGCGTATATTAAGATAGGCGTAAAGAGTTTTCTCTGTCAAATTTGAACACTAGTTTCTCAGTAATATTGTACGGAACGTAGGTCAAAGAAGCCTGAATCGCAATACCATGCTCATATTCTTCTACTATAATTTCGTTAGTTGCTAGACGTGGATCAGCATTAAGTTGCTCAGTCACGTCATCTATAATCAGTTGTCTCGTTGCTTCTGTAAGTGGCTCAAACAGTGCATCGTATATAATAGTACCAAATGCTGGATTTTCTACTCTTTCACCTTTTCTTACAGATAGTCTGTTCATTAAATCTTGTTTGATTAACTCAAAATCATACAACTTAAAGTTGGTTCTTTCTGAACGTGAACTAAATCCTTTAAATGCATTTCCTCTATTAGGTATGTTGTTCTTTTCGTCAGCCATTATTCATAATCCTTTTTAACGTTTTTATAACTCCAATCAACCGGAATGTTGCCTTTTTTCTTGTTTTTGTTCCAACCCCATTCACCGGCCTGTGCTTTTTCTAGTGCTTCTGCCTGTGCTTTTTCAAATTCTGCTTTTCCGCCAAATGAAGCATACATTTCATCACTGTATAATCTATCAATATCGTAATCACTTGATCCACTCATACTGCTTGTCAAATCGCTACTCAAATTACTAAACATATCTTTATCAAATCCAAATATTTGTCCTATGTTTTTGCTCACTGATGCTAGTTGTTTGCCTAGTTTGTCTTTTATCTTGCTAACTTCAGTTACTGCAACCACTTTGTTTCCTACCACGTGCTTATGCACACTCTTTATTTTATTTACGTCAACTGTGATCGTCTCTTTTACATTAGGCATCTCCAAATGAGGTGAAACTGTGGTTTCTGCATTTTTAACTATTGAATCTCCTAAAATATTACCTATGGTTTTTGCTCCTTTTGTTATAGCAGATAGATTCCCATCTAGATTAAGATTATTTGTTTGTACTATTTTTGACAGATCACCAGTAACTTGTAATATTCCATCTTTGTTTGCAAACACCTTGTCTTTCAATAAATTTGTTGCATCACCAGATATCAACGAATCAACATTCTGTTTGAACATCGATGACGTTTCGTTTGCTAATGATTTTATTTTGTTAATATTAAAAGGACCAACTGGTTTGATATCCTTGCCAAAATTATTCCACGGTCCTGGTGCTTCTGGTTTTGCATTTGCTAAATCAAAAACTTTGACATAGTCTTTTGCAAAATCTTCTGCCGCTGATTGAATTTTTTCTATATCGATCGACTTCTCTAAATTCAGAGATTTAATTTTTTCTTCTAGATCTGCTTTCAATTGATCTGCTTTAATGTTTTCATTGGAACTTGATCTGTTATTCTGTTGGATACTTTCTGCAGAATTTACAACTTTTGATTTTGCATTTACATTTTCGTTAGTCGAACCTGATCCAGAATACATATCTATTCCAGTTGTTTTTCCATAATGATATTCATAAGGTTCATGAGTAGGTACTCTCATACCATCCATTGTTTCATTTATCTCATCTTGCCACTGCAACGGTTTTGGTCTAACTTTGTTTGCAGAGTTAACATCACCAATTGGCGTAACCAATGTGTTTGTGCCTGCTGGATCTTCTGATAATAGATCTGTTCTAACTAAATTTTTAACAACTTCTGCGTTTGGTGTAATTGTGTTGTGGTGAACCTGTGTTCCTGCCAAATGCACTTGTCCACCTGAGTGATGTTCTTGTCCCGTACCTGAGTAAGATAATATTGCGCCTGCTGGTGCTTTCGTAGTTAATGATCCTCCTACTGCGTGTAATTTTATATCGTTGTCTGCAATTTGTTGAATATCTCTTCCGTCAACAACAACTTTATCTTTTGCTTTCATTTTAATTTGTCCTTTTGCAAACATATTAATATTTGCATCACTATGAAAGTTGATATTGTTTGTTGAACGAACATTTACTCCGCCACCAGCATAGATATCAATTGCTCCATTAGATGCAAGTTGTACCCAAGATTCTCCCGATGCGTTTCCTATGTAAACTACGCCTTCTGTGTCGTGCAGTAATATTTGGTGTCCTGTTGATGTTCTTAATCTTATGTGTTGATTTTCTTGTTGCAAATCACCATCGTCCATTACAAAAGTGTGTCCAGGTAATCTGTTTACTACTTGATCCTGTACAGCATCTCTGGCACCTAGTTTATATTTTTTTGCTCCGGGTGATCTGTCCAAAGGACCTGGTGTACTAATACCAAACACTGTGCTTGGCGATTCTCTTCTTGCAGATGATGTTGTTGTTCCTCTGACTGCATCTTGTATCAGTCCTTGTTTTCTTAGTGTTTCAGCAAGAGGGTGAATAGGTTTTGAAATCTTACTATAATCGCCGCCATTTAAATCCCATGCTCTCTTGTTGACTTCTCCTGCAGGCACCGACTTTGTGCCATACACAGTTTCTTTTGATAATCCTGCTGAATGATGTCCTTTAACATCTTTTGTTCTGGTTTGCTCAGATGATGCAATACCAGGTATCATGTGATTAGTGTATGCATCTTGTATACAACCAATCCAAAATGCTTGATCAATTTTTCCTTCTGCAAAAATTACAAGTACTCTTGTGTCTATGTCTGGCGGTGTTGCCCACATACCATACGAATGTTGTGAACTTGCATAATCGTAAGGATCACTTTTGTCAGTTGCGTTTAAACTTTTTACACCATAGAACGGTGTCAAATATTGACACGTAATTAAATCAGATACTTTTGGATCATTTGTTTTTGAAAGAGCAGGCACAAGAACTTTGATTCTTCCCATACGTTCTGGATCAGAATTTTGTTTTACAACAGCAACATATGGACCAGCATTTATATTGACGTACGACTCGTCTTTCTTGGGTGCTTTTTTTGTAACTACATCTCCGCTTAAATGAATATTAGACATCTAATTATAATCCTCCAAATACTTGTCCGGTTGGTTTACCTGTTTTTGGATCAATCGAGATACGTTTGTTGTTGTATCTTTCTGTTTCTTTTTTCACGTTTGGATCCCATTTTTTACCTTTGCTCATTGGGTGTTTTACTCCAGGATTTATTTCGTGTTTGATAATGTTACTGTTCATCATGTCATATGTTTCAATGTCCACCGAACTACCGTAAGGATCGTGTGGTTCGGTCGCCTGTGTGAATGTTTCACCTGACGGATAATGTGTAAACATCTGTGCATTTTCGCTGTGTGAATATGTTGTTTTCTTTTCTGAATCATCTTTGGAAATTTTTGCAACTTCTATAGATGGATCTGCTGTTGCATTTGTTCCGCCTTGATTTTTTATTCTGATCATTAATAGGTCCTGTGTAAATTGTCCGTTCTCAAAATTACTTGTTACTTTAACTACTTTATACAATCCTGAGAACCTTACATTTTTTCCTGATTTGTTAAAATTATATGTTCCTGCTTTTTCGTCAAAATCAGTTGGAAATTTGAAATCTAGAGTCACCAATGGTTCTGCTTCGTCAAGATTGAACGATCCCGTTTCTTCGCTCCATGTGTGTCCTTTTACTGTTCCCATTTTCTTTGCTACCATTACAGGATTTTTTGGATCATAGTTTGGCATATATGCCATTGGAATGTATTGATCATTACCTATCCACGCAGGATCTCCCATGATGTTCATTTCAACTTTGATCATGTCCGCTAAAGGATTTGTTAGGTAGTCATAAAATTCTCTTGTTTTTGCAGATTTTTTGTCACTTGCAAATTCTCCATCAACTTGTGATCCTGATGACACCGGTGCACTCCTTACACCAAATAATTCATCGCCATAAACTCCGTCTCTACCAATAAACATTTTTTCTGTTTTCTTTTCATTGTAAGATTGCAACTGTTTGCTGTCATGATCTAATGTTGATGCATCTGCCATTCTTGCTTGGAAGAAAGCATACTTGTAATTGATGTTGAGATCTAGTATGTCTAGGTTTTGACCTGTGTAGATGTAGTTGTATCTTTTCTTAACCAGTTTACCCCATTTGCCTGCACCTGTTAAACCTGGAGCAACAAAATTTCCTATGTGTATCAAGTATGGTTGAATATGATAGTGTATTGTTTTTCTGTGCATTTTAGTAATTGCATCTAAATCAGAGTGAGTGTAAATGCTCGTAATAATCTTAAACCACGGCACATATTCTCGTTGAATTGCTTTTGCGGCCATCCCCGGAGGAGCACCTTTATATTCTGGTCTGGTGCTATTGTCCATTGTACGTTTCCAATATTTTTCAACAAAGTTTGTTGCAATATCGTTGTAAGCAGAAGTACGCATCATTATGGCTTCCAGTGTGGTAGGTATTGCCGTGCCATCTCTCATTTGTAATGCTTTAATTCTAGGATATTTTGTTTTCACTGCTTCTTGTAATCCCGGATCAACGCCTTCTAAATCCGGCATACCCGGCCTTGTGTTTAAACTAGGTACATCAAATTTTCCTATGTTCCAAAACGTCATCGGATCACTTGCCGACTCTACTTGTTGTCCATCAAAGTATGGATCGAATGTTATTCTGTATTCGTCTTTTAATTCTCTTTGTTTGTTTTCTATTTCTGTATCTTGCACCGCATCAATACCATTAACTATTGATTCAAATTGTTCTGCAATACTGTTACCTGTAACTTCAATTGGTCCTCTGACATAGTTAAATCTGTTAACCATTGCGAACTCTGTGTAAGGTACAGCAGTTAAAGTGTATTTTGATCCTGCTTGATTAATATCAACCGTTGAATTAACAAGTTTTATTGGATAATATTTTTTAGATAACCCTTCGATACTTTTAATTGTATTACCTTTTGAATCGTACCCTACAAATTCTAGAGTCAACAAGAACGGAGCATCCATGTGATCTATGTATCCACAGTTACTCGCCGCACCTCGTAATTTTTCATACAATGTTACACCAAACGGTTCTGATAATTCAAACTCAATTTTTGTAAAGTTCATTAATTTTCTATCTTCGTTGGGTGCATGAACTCCTTCAATGTTTACTCTTTCAAAATATATGTCATGATTTTCTTTTAATATGTCCGACGAAAATTTCATATAGTCACCGTATTTTTTCTGTAATTTTTCTTCTTTTTGTTGTCCGGCAATTCGAACGATTCTATCATTGCCTCCTGCTTCTGATCTGTTTAATTTTTCGCGACTGAAACTTCCGCCAGCACCTATACCTCCAGATTTTGCAACTATGTCGTGAGCAGGTGCACCTATTATTGTGCTTGGAAATCTAACGTCTGATTCTCTCAAACCTGAAAGTGTAAAAATATAATTGTAACTTGCGAACTGATGTAATACATTGTTATGAACAAATTTTGCTTCATCTTGGGCATATCTTTTCTTGTAGGCTCCGTATGTCCCAACGTTCCTTTCGTTTTGTTCTGTTGTGTCAACATTTTTGACTGTGTCTTTTTCAAGTTCCTTTGTGAATGTTTCTGTTTTTTTCTGTATGGTCTTATCGACCTTATAAGAACCTTTTGCCATTGGGTGTGCTGACGAACGTTCAATTTTTTCTTCTATCGTTGCGCCGTCTGTTGTATCATCTTTGATTGCTTCTGCAAGATCAGATGCAACAATGGTTTTTAAATCTAATGCCATTACGTTGATGCCGGTCCTGTTGTAATACTCGACCATCTCGTCGTAACTCATTTTTTTAAATGCTTGAATTTCTGCGGAAGTGAAATCTGCCATACTACAATCCTAGGTCGTTTTGCAAATTACTTAATTTTGGTATTCTTATTACAGTTCCTGGTTTGAAGTCGTATATAGGATCTTCTATTTCATTTGGATTTCTTTGAGCGAACACCCACCATAACCTTGGTGTGCCATACAAGTCATATGCCAACAGGTCTGGTCTGTAAGCATAAATTCTATCTATCTCATATGAAATATCATCTGTTTCACCTGTGATAGGTCTTGGATTATATAAATCCAAATGAGTTTCCGTTTGCTCGGTGTTAAGATACGGAGAAGTGTTTGAATACTTTGCCATTAAATGAATCCTACTCCGTCTTTGTTTTGTAGATCACCAGAGATAAAATCTTTCATGTTGAATTTTTTAATTGTATCTCTAGAGTATACTGGTTGTAATTGTATTGTGAATAAACTCTGTGTCGGTGCCCAAGTTTCCGGAAGAGCACTGTCTTGGTCGATAGATTTCATTTCGTTTGGATTGAATGTGTCTGCACCTGAATTCATTGCACCACCCATTCCCATTTGACTTGTAGAAATATAATCTATTCCTTCTCTCAATTCGCAAGTGAATGTTGTAATAATGCAAGGAATGTTTTTGAACACGTGATTGCCATATCCATTCAAAGTACAAATCGGTGGCGGATTACCTCTATTGGCATCTGCTTCTTCTCCACCAAAAAACATTTTTGTTGCCGCTCTTAAAAAATGTAATGTTGCTACCCAATATAATGCATCTTGCTGATTCTGTACCGGAAACTCTGCAACTATTGTCATGTTAGCAGGTTCAGAATTTTGATATGCATAAAAAGGATAGTTTGCATGAGTTGTTGCCAACGGATTGTAGTTTGCGTTGTGCTGTAAAATCACTGATGGAGTCAACGGAAATATAATTCCTCCTTCTTCTGCTAATGGTCCTAATATGTTTGCTTTAGATTGAGATGCTGTTTTACCTCCTCCGTTGAAAAAGAAGTTGTACATATCCTCGCCTTTACGCAAGGTAAGTTTAACTCTCCAGTCTGTTTGTTTCGTTCTTCGAGACCACTTTGCTGTTGTATTTGACGACATAGGGCCTTCTCCGCCAGGTGGTAAACCTGCACCAAACAAACGTCCCAGAGTCCTACTAAAGATATTACCACCGCTGGATTTGAATACTTCCGTTAGTGATTTTTTATCAGGACTAAATTTATCTTCTATGCTCATATTTTTCCGGTTGCGTTTCCAAAATATTTTTTGTATACTTTAAACATATTTATAGGCACAATTATAGGCGTATTTAATTCCCCTTACGGCACACTTTAACAGACCTGTTTGTGGTCAACTTTGCAATTACAATTACATAGAGAAAGAGGATATGAGAAGAGTAAAGTACCTAAACAACCGTGATCTATTGGCTGAGATCCACAAGAGCAAAAAAACATACAGTTCGTTTGTGGGAGATAATGATTCGCAATTTGATGTCATTGTGCCATCGCTCGAAAAAATCAACATTAGATCCATCGCGATGGCTAAGAAAAACAAAGCCAAAAAACTTACTCAAGAAGCATGGGAAACAGCAAAAAACGAAGGACAGAAAAAAATTAAACTAACTGACTTTACTGTTTCTCCGAGAAAGATAGAAAAAACCGATCTAGTATTTAGAGTAATGACATTTGATCATGTGCCGCTGGATGCAACTAGAAAAAGAAATCCAAAATCCACAGCAGACAAACACGTCAAAGTAAATTTTCCTCCTTTCCAACATTATAAAATTGACAAAAAAGGCAAACTAGTATGTGTGGGTAAATCACACTGGGAAGGTGGTATGTCAAATGGTAGTTTTAAACTTGATGGTGGAAAAATTACAAACGAACTTGCAAAAATGTTTATGAAGTTGTGCGAACGTTATGGTACAAGAGCAAACTGGAGAGGCTACACTTACAATGATGAAATGCAGTCACAGGCATTGATGCAACTATCACAGATTGGTTTGCAGTTTGACGAAAGTAAGTCCGAAAATCCATTTGCATATTACACAGCGGCGATTACAAACAGTTTCACAAGAATATTAAACATAGAAAAGAAAAACCAAAACATAAGAGATGACTTGTTAGAACAAGAACACATGAAACCTTCATTTACAAGACAAAATCAAAACGAATTAGCATCCGAATCGTATCAAAAGAAATTACAAAGTTTGCATGGTTCAGTAAGAGTAGCAACCAAAACCTCTATCAAAGAGTTAAACAGAAAACTTAAAAAAGAAAATAGAAATAAAATCAAATATGACAGCGATGAAGAAAGAGTAGTCGACGAAACACTGTCAGATGATGAACACGATTTGTTAAAATATAAAGATATGAAACCTGAAGATAGAAAACCTGTTGTTAAAAAAACTTGGGGTACAAGAGGTAAAAAATAAACATGGCTTTTTTTAAAAAGGTCGCTTGTTTTACTGACATACACTTTGGTATGAAAGGTAATTCAAGAGTACACAATGATGACTGCGAAGCATTTGTGTATTGGTTTATTGAACAAGCAAAAGCACACGGTTGCGAAACTTGTATATTCCTAGGCGACTGGCATCATCATAGATCAGCAACTAACGTTTCCACAATGAACTACACAGTTTCTAATATGGAAAGATTAGGTGAGGCATTTGAAAAGGTTTATGTGATGATGGGTAATCACGATTTGTTCTACAGAGAAAAAAGAGAAATCAATTCCATGGAATTTATAAGAAATATTCCAAACATACATTTAGTCAACGAGTGGATCGAAGATGAGGATGTTGCAATTATTCCGTGGATAGTTGGAGACGAATGGAAAAAAATTGCAAGTATGAAACAAAAATATGTGTTTGGACATTTTGAATTGCCATATTTTAAAATGAATGCAATGGTGGAAATGCCAGATGTTGGCACAATTAAAACTGAACACTTCAAAAATTGCGGTATGGTATTTTCGGGCCACTTTCATAAAAGACAGCAAAATGGAAATGTAACATATATGGGTAATGCTTTCCCACACAATTACGCAGATGCAGGTGACGATGAACGTGGTATGATGGTATTGGAATTTGGTGGAGAACCAAAGTATATCAATTGGCCGGATATGCCAAGATACAGACACTTTAAAATAAGTCAACTTTTAAATGACGCCGATGATTTATTATCACCTAAAATGTATGTCAGAGTAAGTTTAGATATAAAAATAAGTTATGAAGAAGCGAACTTTATCAGAGAAACGTTTATAGACAAATATAAATTAAGAGAATTACAATTAATACCAGAGCAAATTGATCAAGCACAACAACCACTTGTCGAAGTACAAAAATTTGATTCAGTTGATCAGATTGTTTTAAAACAATTAGAAGGTGTTGATTCTGAAACATATGACAAAAATATACTAATGGCAATTTATAGGAACCTAGATGTTAACCATTAAAACATTATCAGTAAAGAATTTTATGAGTGTAGGCAATACTGCACAGGGTATAAATTTTGATAATAAAAATCTTGTTTTGGTAATTGGGGAGAACTTGGATTTGGGAGGCGATGATGCTGGAGCAAGAAACGGTACTGGTAAAACAACAATTATAAATGCACTATCATATGTATTTTTTGGAGAAGCATTAACACAAATTAGAAGAGATAATCTTGTTAATAAAACAAATGAAAAGGGCATGATGGTTGCTGTAACATTTGTTAAGAATAATATTACATACACTATCGAACGAGGCAGAAAGCCACAGATATTTAAATTTTATGCAAACAACATAGAACAAAACACAGATTCAAACGAGGCACAGGGAGAAAACAGAGAGACACAACACGAAATAAACAAGTTGCTTGGTATGACCCATGCTATGTTTAAAAACATAATTGCATTAAACACTTATACACAACCATTTTTAGCAACCAAACAAGCAGAACAAAGAGAAATTATTGAGCAGTTGCTTGGTATAACACTATTAAGTGAGAAATCAGACCTTCTTAAAGAACAAATGAAAGCAACCAAAACTGAATTGCAAGAAGAAAAATTTAAAATTGATGCAAAAATATCTTCTAATACAAAAATTGAGGAATCGATTGAAAGTTTAAAAATAAGATCCAGTGCTTGGCAAAAACAAAAAGAAACAGACTCGATGAATTTTGCTTCAGCAATAGCAGAACTTGAAAAAGTAGACATTAAAGCAGAACTTGACGCACACAAAAAAGCACAGGCACATAGTCAAAACTATTTGAAACTAATAAGTTTACAAAAAGAAAAAGCATATCACGAAGATGCATTAACTAGGGCAGAAACAAATGTAACAAAAACTGAATCTGATTTAGAATATGCAAAAGATTCAAAGTGTCCAACTTGCGAACAACCATTGCATGACGACAAACATAAACAATTAACCGGAAATCTTGTAAGAACACTTACTGAAAGTAAATCAGATGTTGCTAAAGAAACTAGCGACATTCAAAAAATACAATCAGACATAGATGCTATAGGAGATTTAGGACAAACACCAGATACCTATTATGATTCTATAGACGAAGCATACAATCATAAAGGATCATTAAAAGATTTACAAAGACAATTAGAACAAAACGAACTTAAAGAAGATCCTTATGCAGAACAAATTAAAGAATTAACAAAAACTGCAATACAAAAAATTGATTACACAACAATTAACGAATTAGAAGATTTAAACAGACACCAAGACTTTTTATACAAGTTATTAACAGCAAAAGATTCATTTATTAGAACAAGAATTATTGAACAGAACTTAACTTATCTAAATCAACGTTTAGCATTTTACCTAGGAAAAGTAAAACTTCCTCACACAGTAACATTCCAAAGTGATTTAACTGTGCAAATAGAAGAACTAGGCAGAGAACTTGATTTTGATAACTTGAGTAGAGGAGAAAGAAACAGATTAATATTATCTTTGAGTTGGGCATTCAGAGATGTTTGGGAAAGTCTTTATCAACAGATCAACTTATTGTTTATTGATGAACTAGTAGACGCTGGTATGGACGCATCTGGTGTTGAATCATCGATTGCTGTATTAAAAGAGATGAGTAGAACACAGCAAAAGAATATTTTCCTAATATCTCACAAAGATGAGTTGGTAAGTAGGGTAAATTCCGTACTAAAAGTTGTAAAAGAGAATGGTTTTACCAATTACAACAATGATGTTGATATAATTGTTTAGATTTTACTTGACAAAACCAGATCATACGTGCTTTAATTGTTGATATATTAATTAATAATATAAAGAAGGATATAATTATGTCACAAACACATGAACAGATCATGACAGAGATCCAAACTTACTCTGAAGAGAATCAAAAATTCACAGAGAAAGGTGTTAAAGCAAGTGCCACAAGAGCAAGAAAGGCATTAGCATCTCTTTCAAAATTGATCAAAGCAAGAAGAAAAGAAATTCAAGAAGTTAAGAACGCGGCAAAAACAGCGGCGTAATTTTTAACTATTGAGATCTCATTAGAAAGCCTGTGCATTAAGTTGTGCAGGCTTTTTTTATGACTTAAGAATTCCTTTGGTTGCTTTTTCTCTTAATATTCCAGAACCGTGTATCCTTACACGAATATGACCGTTGTAATAGTCATCTGTTTCTAAAACTTTACGTGCAAATTGTTCTCTGGCTTCAATGTATGATAATTCTGCTTTAGATTTACAATAAAAAAGTATTTCTCTTTTAAATTTGTCTTTACCAAGTTTTTCAATATCTTCATTTAGGGCATCACTGGAACCAAAATACTCTTTCCAGTCTGATTCAACTTTGTATCTACGTTTGTTTACTCTTCCTTTTAATGGAGGTCTTGCTTTTTTAAATTCTGCTAATTTTTTTCCAATATACATCCTACCATTAGTTGTATTTGTGATCTGATACACAAATCCTACCACACCTTCTGGTAATTCATCTATTGTTTCGTCCTTGTATGTCCACTGCATAGTCTTATTTAAAGCCAAAAAGATTGACCTGAAAAATTGTTTGTGTTATATAGTAGTGACAGGCAAACACAATCTCATAAAATTTCTCATAGGCAGAACATAGCATCATTGGTACAATAGGGAATTACGGTGTAACAACACAGGCGAATCCCTTGATGCAAACGGCAAAAATGATGAGGCTCTTAGAAAAAGATAAACCTCAGGTTTACCAAATACTATTGTGTAAGGGTTTGGTAGGCTCGCGTTGGATGAATGAGTTAACGGGTACAGCACAACCGCCCGGCGTTAGCAACGATACACAATGACTGCGATACTCGCCACAGAGTTTCAAAGTGATTCGGCTAGAAATAGCCGAATTATGACTGCTAATCTGCCACAGAGTACGCAACGTTCAAGTTGCGTTAAAGTTATTTTTAGAAGTTTGCGTAATTTAGAAATAAACTGAGCGTAGCGAAAGTTTAGATGGCTGTAAGCCATCTTTTAGTTGAGTTTGTTACTCTTCATCTTCACCGAATTTATTATATTTTTCCGACGCGACTGACCTTAGTTCCGGATCTTCCGACTCTTCCATGTTTTCCACGTCTTCCTGAGTCAATTCTACTTCTTTGTCCGGCTCATAGTCCTTTAATTTTTCTTTCGCGAGTTTGAGAAGTTCTTCTGTGGTTTCTAATTTTGCTTTGAGTGTTGCTACCTTGAGTTTAAGTTCGTCATTTTCTTTTTTTACGCCGGCGGCGTGTTTACCAACCGAGTCTAAATCGTTGTTCGCATTTTCCAAACGTATGAGGATTTGTTTGTTTCGGCTTTCCTTGTGATGTATAGCCTTATGTAGATCTTCCTTCTCGTCGTTAAGATCTTTTATGGTATGCTTTAGTTCGGAAACTAGGTCTTGTTTGGCCATATTGTGTAATTATCCTGATTTTTGGGTACCATTAAAGTATTATATAATGATTTAGAAGAATGGCTGGCCTGTTTTCTTTGCTGTTTCCAGGTTCTCTTTTATAATGTCTGATATGATCTTGCGTTCTTCGTTGCTCATATGCAGTGATTCCTGCCATGTTACGCCACCTCGCATATACCAACATATTTTGAGTAACTCGTGCTTGATGTTTTTTGCTTCATTGTCTAGATCTTTGAAAAATGATATAATGTCAGATTCCGTGAGTGTCAGCAACTTTATCCGAAAAAATTTGCGTTGTCAAACGTGATCGGCACTTGGTATGTTGCTGGTGCGCCTTTCTTAATCTGTTCCTCTGTGGATTTTGCAGTCATTGGTTTCAATGAACCCTGCTGTCTTATTCTGATCAGTGCTGACTCAACTTCTTGAACCAATTTCGACTCTGCATTCTCGATGAATTCTTTTATCTGTGCTGAATCAGATACTTGCTCACCTGATGGTAGAGTGATTGTTTCGATGTTGGACAACAACAGTTGTGAATTTAAGTCTGTGAGTGTTTTAAAACTTTCATTGAACATTTTTGCTTTGTCTTCGTCGCTGATCTGTGCCTTGTTGAGTTGCAGATACTTTCTTTGTTGTTCAAAAGTTTTAAGTTGGGTTTCTGTCATCATTTTGTATGTCAATGGTTTTACTTTTATCTTCATTCCATTGGGCAACGTTGTAGATTCTTGTATGGATGTTTGGGTGATCTGCTCTAACATCGACGGCAAATTAACTGTGTGTGACACAGCCTCATTGATTGTTGGCACAGATGTTTGTACATCCATTGTTTCTCCGTAACCTGCGATTCTGATTGCAATCAAAACAGTATCGACATCGTAATTTACGAGTTTCCACGGATCTTTGATGTCTGGCACACATGATTTTATGACATCAACTGTGGATTGTCCGCTCATGAGTGAATCAGGTGTTTTAAATGATAGGTCATCTTTCGCAGTCATTGGCAATACTGCGTGTTCTCCGTTCTCTGTTGGTGTGACTATGTCATCAGTATAGTATTTTCCGCCAGATGGAAACTTGATATAGATCGCTGGTTGTCTATAGTACTTGGTTAAAGGGTTTGCTTTTTCTTCCATTTTCTTCTTCTATAAATATACTTTGTTAACGTATGTATGTCAATATTTATATGCGTACATAATGGTGGTACAAAACAATGGATGAACAGCAACTAAAACAGATGTTAAACGAGGCTTTCAGCGCCTCCGATATAAAGAAGTTCAAGGAAGAACTTCGAAAGTCTGCTGATACCACCAAAAACATAACAGCACAAGAGAAGAAAAACCTAGAAAAACTGCTTAAAAGCAGAGAAGAATTAATAAAAGCATCAACCAACCTACGAGGACACTTCACTAAATTTGGTAAGAGTGTTGGAATGACGGATTACCTTGCCGTCAAGTTTGGTAAGGGACTAGAAACAACAGCAGGATTTACTGGTAAACTTGGTAAGGCCATGTACGAGGGTACAGGACAGATACAAGACTTCACAGATACACTGAAAGAGTTTGGTCCAATTGGCGATATGCTGGCAAGACTGGGTAGCACCATTGGTGGCAGTCTTGATATGTACAGAACTCTGTCTGATGTTGGAGCATCATTCAGTCAAAACTTAATCACAATGAGAGAAACTGCCGCAAGAGCAGGATTACCTTTGGAAGATTTTGCAAACATGATTGGAAAAAATTCCGAGGAACTTGCAAAACTGTTTGGAACGACATCTCAAGGTGCAATTGAATTTTCAAATCTTTCAAGACAGTTGAGAACAACATACATTCAAGACCTTGCACCACTAGGACTTACGGTTGAACAACTGAACGAACAACTTTTAACTTCATTTACACTAAATCGAAGATCAGGTACCTTCCAGTTGATGACTGACAATCAGAGAATTGCCTCAGGTGCGGCATTGATCAAACAAATGGACAGATTGGCAAAACTTACAGGTGCTCAGAGAGATGCTATCGCTGAACAACTAGAAGCACAACTGTCTAATGCAAGATTTTTAGCGGCAATAGGAGATATGCCTAAAGAAATTAGAGATCAAATGCAATTATTTTCAGCAGGTATAGCCACGATTGCTCCAGACCTAGAAACAGGTTTGTTAGATCTAATTGCCAACAGTGGAGTACCAGTAACTCAAGCGGCACAAGACCTTGTTAAAACTATTCCTGGTGCAACAGACATTATCAAACAATTAGAAGCAGGCACAATTGATAATGTTACAGCAATGAAACTATTACAAATAGAAGCACAAAAATCTCAAGAAATGTTTAGAGATGTTGCAAAAACTGGTCAAGTAGAATTCATAGATGGAATGTACGTTGGAGTAAACCAATTGGCAACAGCAGTTTTAGATACCGCGGCGGCAACAGGAGAAGGAGCCGAGGCGGCAGATAAACTAACACAAGAATTATCAGAATTCCAAAACGCGGCAAAAAATCTTTCCAGTGCATTCCAAGGAACAGAAACAAGTTTCTTAAAATTTATTGGAGATTTTTTAGGAACAGGCACAGGTTCTCTCAATGAAACAATGAACAATCTTGCCGATGACATAAAAGGATTCAGTGAAGGAACTCAAGCCGCTGTTTATGCCGCTAAAGAAATTGTCCAAACTGCTGGCAGTATGTTAAGAGAAACTGCACCCATCACAGCAGGAACTTATGCCGCTTTGAAATTGTGGGGACCATTGGGACCTGGATACGGTGGCGTAGGCGGTGGAGGCAAGTTTATGAAAAATGCCGGTAAAGTAGGAGGTGGTGCGGTTGGTCTTAGTGGTGTGGCAATGGGAGGTCAAATTGCAGACCAATCAGACTCAATAGCAGGAAAAGCCTTAGGAGTAGGATCAAGTGCGGCCGGTGGTGCATTGACAGGAGCCATGATAGGATCTGTTGTTCCTGTTCTTGGTACAGCACTCGGAGCCGCTATTGGTGCCGGTATAGGAGGACTCTATGGATTGTTCAGAGCATCGGATTATGATGATGTCGCCGCTGAAAAACTTGGATTGAACGGAAAGTCCAGAGGAACCGTAGGAACAACTGGTAATTTAAGAGAAACTCGTACTAATTTGGCAACAATCCATGCAGGAGAACGTGTATTAACCAAAGCAGAAACAGATTCTTACCTTTCTAGCACTGCTACAGGTGGCGGAGATGGTGCTATTCAGTCAATGAATGCGTCATTTAACAACATGAATACCAAAATGTCGGCAGTGGTAAATGAGATGAAACTCTTTAATAAGAACGTAAATACCCTAGTAAGTCTTAATACCGATGTTGTAAGAAATACAGATAAAACGCAAAGAAGACTTGCAAACCAGACAGAAAGTATAGTATAATAAGTTATGGCTTGGAAAAAATATTTTAAAGACGCGAACCTTTCACCTATATCAGGTGATAATAGACCTAATTTTGCAAAGAGAAATTACTCTTCGTATCTACCTGATGTTTACACAGGACATCCAAACAGGATACAAAGATATTTTCAATATGACCAAATGGATTCTGATTCAGAAATCAATGCGGCACTAGACATACTTGCAGAATTTTGTTCACAAAAAAATCAAGAAAACGAAACACCATTCAACATTGTATTCAAAGACGAAGTTACTAGTCATGAAGTAAAACTTTTAAAGAAAGCATTACAACAATGGACAAAAGCAAATCAATTTACAAAAAGAATTTTTAGAATTTTTAGAAATGCATTGAAGTACGGTGATTGTTTCTTCGTAAGAGATCCTGAAACAAACAAATGGTTGTATATCGACAATGCTAAAGTGGACAGAATTGTTGTAAATGAGTCTGATGGAAAGAAACCTGAACAATATGTAATCAGAGATATCAACCCAAACTTACAAAGATTGTCAGCAACATCAATTACACCTAATCAAGTTTACGGTGGCGGTGG